GATCCCCGTGCCGGGCCGGACGGAGTACCCCATGCCGGCGGATTTCCGCAGCGTGTGCCGCATCTGGCGCGACGGCAAGCCGGCGACCAACCGCTACCACTGGCGGCGGGGCCGGCTGGTGGTGCCGATAGACGACCGGGCGAAGGAGATCCTGGTGGAGTATTACGCCCTGCCCGGGGCCATACCCGCCGACGCCCCGGACGACTACGAGTTCGAGCTGGACGAGGCCGCCTGCCAGTGCATGCCCTACTATGTGGCGGCGCAGCACCTGCTCCCCGACCTGGTGATGGACTACGGCGCCATGCTCGCCATGTTCAACCAGGCGCTGGGCATGCTGGGCGCCGATGAGCCGGGATCCCAGGGCCGGGTGACCCAGGTGCTGTATACGTGATCGGGCTGCAAAGCAGGAGATAAAAATGAGGAGATCAGGAGTTTCAATACAACGGACAGTATATGCCACGTTCCGGGGGGCGGACTTCTCCACAGATCCGTCCCTGGTGGACAGGACGCGCTCGCCGCTGTGCACCAATATCATCGCCGACGGGGGCGGCATGCCCCAGAAGCGCTCCGGCTGGCGGGTGCTCCATGAGCTGACCGGGAAGGTCAACGGCCTGTTCACCGGCGTATTCGGCGGCGCGCGCAAAAACCTGGCCCATGTAGGGACCAAGCTCTATGTTTGGGACGACGACGCCGTTCCCGTGCAGCTGCTCGCCGGTCTGCCGGACCACAGGAGCCGGGCCGCCTACCTGGCCGGGAAGCTGTGGATCGTCACCGGCGGGGGCTTCTATTCCTACGACGGCAGCACGGCCGTGAAGGTGTCCGGCAGCGAGGGGGCCTATGTGCCCACCACCGTCATCACCCGGATGCCGACGGGCGGCGGCGTCAGCTACGAGGACGTGAACATGCTGACGCCCTACCGGAAGAACGCCTTCCAGACCGACGGGGCGGCGGTGACCTTCACCCTGGACGGGGAGATCGACGAGACAGGGGACGTGACATGCTGGGTGTGGGGCGAGGAGGTGACGCCGGCGAGCATCGACCGGGCCAACGGCACCGTCACCTTTTCCCAGGCCCCGGCGGCCCCGGACGCGGGCCAGGCCGACGGGCTGGTGATCCAGTTCCCCCACACGGTATCGGGCTACAGCGACCGGGTGGACAAGTGCACCATCCTGGCCACCTACGGCGTGGGGACCAACGACAGGCTGGTGATCAGCGGCAATCCGGATTTCCCCAATCTGGACTGGATCAGCGCGGTGAACGACCCCACCTATTTCCCGGACCTGGGCTATTCCACCGTGGGGGCGGAGAGCACCGCCATCATGGGCTACTGCCGGGTGGGGAGTTTCCAGGCCATCGTGAAGGCCGACGACGGGGCCGACTCCACCGTGTTCCTGCGCCGGGCGGAACTCAACGACGAGGGAGAGGCCGTCTTCCCCCTGCAGCAGGCCATCGCCGGCGTGGGGGCGGTGAGCCCGGGGAGTTTCGGCTCGCTGCTGGACGACCCCCTGTTCCTGTCCCGGAACGGGGTCATGGCCATCGCCTCCCAGACGGTGACCAGCGAGAAGATCGCCCAGGGGCGGAGCTGGTACGTCAACGCCAGGCTGACCCATGAGGAGGGCCTGGCCGACGCCGAGGCGGTGATCTGGAACGGCATGTATCTGCTCGCCCTGCCCAACGGCCACGTGTACGTGATGGACGGCCGGCAGAACAAGACCTACCGCAGCGCCAGCATGGGGGACTTCGTGTACGAGTGCTACTACTGGGAGAACATCCCGGCGGTCTGCTGGATGTGCGCCCGGGGCGGAGAGAGCGAGGAGCTGTACTTCGGCACCGCCGACGGGCGGATCTGCAAGGTCAACTCGGACATTGAGAGTGTGACCCGGTACAGCGACGACGGGGCGGCCATCGACGCGGTGTGGGCCACCAAATACGACGACGACGGCACCCCGGCGCTGCTGAAGACCATGCTGAAACGGGGCTGCTGCGTGACCATCAAGCCCTACGCCCGGAGCAGCGGCACGGTGTATTTCCGGTCGGACCGGACGGCGGGGGCGGAGAAGGAGACCGCTTCGAAGCAGATGGACATCTTGAACTTCGAGGACATCGACTTCGAGCGCTTCACCTTCAACACCGACGACAGCCCCCAGGAGATCTTCCTGAACCGGAAGGTGAAGAACTACAAAAGGCTGCAGCTGATCGTGCGGAACGGGGAGCCCAACGAGGGCTTCGGTGTGTTCCAGATCACCAAGCATTTTGTCATAGGCAATTACGCTAAACGATAGAGCGGCCGGAGGGACGTCGAGGACGCCGTCCCCTACATACACGCCGGGAGGCAGGAGGAAAACAATATGTCTTTTTCGCAACAGAAGATCACGGACGCGGAGATCGCCGCGGCGGGGGTGCAGAGCCAACCCAACAAGCTGGCGGGCACCGCTCAGCAGAACAAGAGCGTATTCGACGCTCTTGTGCAGTATCTGGTGAAGATCAAATTCAACACCCTCATCGACGAGCTGCTGGGGGCCAACGCCGCCGCGCAGATCGGTGTGGACACCATCACGGGCCTGGACGTGTCCAACGTCCAGGAGGCGCTGGAGGCCATCGTCCAGGAGCTCATCGGCATTACCCAGGGGGCCGTGGCCAACGGCTCCATCGACGAGAGCAAGCTCTCTGCCGCCGCGGTGACGGCTGTGAAGCTCGCCGACGGGGCGGTGACAACCTCCAAGCTGGCCGAGGGCAGCGTGACCGGGGAAAAGCTCGCCGGCCTCGCCGTCACCGCCGACAAGCTGGCCGGCGATGCGGTCACCGCCGTGAAGCTCACCGACGGGGCGGTGACGTCTCCCAAGCTGGCGGACGGTGCCGTCACCGGCGCGAAGCTTGCCAGCGGCGCCATCGACAACAGCAAGCTGGCCGCCGGCGCGGTCACCGCCGTGAAGCTCGCCGACGGGGCCGTCACCGGCGCAAAGCTGGCGGCCAACGGGGTCAAGGCCGAAAATATTGCCGACGGCCAGATCATCACAAGACACCTGGGGTACCGGCAGGTCGAGACGGAGAAGCTCTCCGAGGGGGCCGTGACGGCCTCCAAGCTGGCCGGCGGCAGCGTGACCGCCGCCAAATTCGCCGCCGACGACGACACGAAGCGCCGGACCCGGAGGATCTTCGTCTCCGGCTCCCAGCCGTCTCCCTCGGGCGCGTCGGAGGGGGACATTTGGATCAAGCCCATCAACCCTGTGGGCGGTTGGACAAACCTCGATATCAAGGTGATGACGGTGGCGGTGCCGAACTGAGGAGGCGGATATGAGTGTGACAGATACCGCCGCGGCGTTCATGGAGGCCATGGCCGCCGACGACAGCCACGGCTACGACCAGGGAAGCCGCTGGGGCCCGGACTACGACTGTTCGTCTTTGGTCATCAGCGCCTGGAAGAGGGCCGGGGTGCCCCTGACGTGCACCTACACCGGGAACATGCGGGAAGATATGCTCTCCCACGGTTTCAGGGACGTGACGAAGGAAGTCAACCTTGCGACCGGGAGCGGGCTGAAAAAGGGCGACGTGCTGCTGCACGAGACCCACCACACCGCCATGTTCATCGGCGGCGGCAAGCTGGTGCACGCGGCGGGGAACGAGTACGGGAAGGCCACCGGCGGCCGGACCGGGGACCAGACCGGCAGGGAGATCTGCGTCACCGGGTATTTCAACTTCCCCTGGCAGTGCGTGCTGCGGTATGAGGGGACACCTCATCAGTCGCCTGCGGCGACAGCTTCCCCTCAAGGGGAAGCCTTTTATACCGTCAAAGCCGGGGACTCCTTCTGGGCCATCGCCGAGCGGGAGCTGGGGGACGGCACCCGGTACGCGGAGCTGGCGGAATACAACGGTCTGACGGTAAACGCTGTGATCCATCCCGGCCAGGTGCTGAAGCTGCCGGGGAAGGGCGGGGCCGAGAGCGGGCCGACGGGGGCGTCGGCCCCTACGGGCGCGCAGGAGACGGAGAGCGTGAGTGTGGCGCTGCCGGTTTTGCGCAAAGGCGCCGCCGGCGCCGCCGTCAGGGCGCTGCAGACGCTGCTCCTGAACGCCGGTATCGACGTGGGGAGCTGCGGCGTGGACGGAGAATACGGCGAGAATACATGGGTGGCAGTGTGCGACCTGCAGCGGAGGATGAACGTGACCGCCGACGGCGAGGTAAAGGCGGCCGAGTGGAAAGCACTGATAACGGAGGGATCCAAATGACGATAAAAGAGAGCGGCGGGAAGGTGAACATCTCCATGACCCGGGGGGACAGCGAGAGCATCACCGTGCGCTGCTACGAGAAAACGGACGGCGGGGAGACCGTCTTCCTGCCGATCGAGGACGGCGACACCGTGTATCTGACCGTCCGGCCGGACGCGGAGGGCGAGATCGTGCTGCAGAAGGTCATCGAGGACTTCCCCGACGGGGCGGCGGTGATCCCCTTCGCAGCGGAGGACACGGCGGGCCTTGATTTCGGGAACTACGTGTATGATATCCAGCTCACCCGGGCCGACGGCACGGTGACGACACTCCTTGTCCCCGCCAAATTCACCCTCAAAGACGAGGTGACGTACTGATGGCGGATATCAATATCACTCTGGACGACAGGCATAACATCGTCGAAGTGACCCTTGAACGGAAAGAGCCGGTCATCCAGGTGGAGGTCATCGGCAGCGGGCCTGCCGGTCCCCGGGGCCCCCAGGGCGAGCAGGGTCCGCAGGGTCCACAGGGTGACACCGGCCCCCAGGGGCCCAAGGGTGACACGGGAGATGCCGGGCCCACCGGCCCCGCAGGGCCGGGTGTTCCCAACGGCGGCAGCACAGGGCAGATGCTCGTCAAAAACTCCGGCACGGATCAGGACACCAAATGGGACAGCAACGCCTACCGGGCGGTCTCCATCCCATTCGGCGAGGTGGATGATACTTCCACATCCACCGCCTTTACCGTCACCGTCCCCGGCATCACCGAGCTCCGGGACGGCGTGGCCTGTTTTGTCAACAACACCAAAGTAACGTCCGCAGCAGGGTGTACGCTGGACGTGAACGGCCTTGGAGCGAAGCGCATTTATTCCTCCATGTCGGCGGCGACTGCGGTCACAACCACTTTTGTCAAGGGCTACACCGAGCTTTTTGTATACGACAGCGAACGAGTTGACGGCGGCTGCTGGGTGATGTACTACGGCTACTACACCAACACCACCTACACCCCGCCCAAGCTGGGCTTCGGGTACGGAACGTGTTCCACGGCGGCGGCCACGGCGGCAAAGACCGCCAGCATCACCAACTACGTGCTGACCACCGGCGGCTTCGTGACGGTCAAGTTCGAGAACGACGTGCCCGCCTCCGCCACGCTGAACATCACCAGCAAGGGCGCAAAGCCCATCTGGTATCACGGCGCGGCCATCACCGACGGGATCATCAAGGCCGGGGACTATGCGACGTTTGTCTACTCCGGGTCGTACTACCATCTGGTGAGCATCGACAGATACCCGACGGCGGCGGATGTGGGGGCGATTGCCGAGCCGGCTACGGCCAATGACGACGACGTGCTGACCTTTGACAACGGCGGTTGGGTGGCAAAGCCGCCCTCCGGGCCGGGGCCGTGGACGAAGCTTATCGACTGGACGGCGGCGGAAGATGTTGTATCCGTCACCTTCACAAAAGGCGACAATGACGAAGTTCTTGCGGATTGTTCTGAGCTGTGGCTGCTCATGCTTGTATGCCCGCAGACGGCTACGGAATACACCTCCGGCATAAAGGCCGCATTTTCCGGCACGAACGCCTGGACGGACGGCCATACATTTATCGGTAATGGCATCAAGTCCAGCGTTGCCGGCTCGTTTATGTACATGCTGCATTTGACCAAAACTCCTATGGGAATCCTCTGTGACGCAAGAAACCAAAGCTATGACAGTGGCAGTTCAATAAAGATGGGAACTTTTGTCAACCGCGCGACTGCGGAGACTGCAACTGGATATACTGGCCTTTCCAATAGCAGCACGAACGTCGGTGTTGATTTGGATAACCTTATCTCCGACCAGAGCTTTGAAAAGATCATTGTCGGCGGGTATCAGACGGTGATCGGCACGGGATCACAGATCAGAATATGGGGGCGTTGAGATGAGAGTATGCGAAGACGGCAGTTACAGGGATATGACCCCGGAAGAGGAAGCCGAGGCCGCCCGGATCGCTCAGGAAGAGGCGCAGAAAGAGCAGTACGTCTCCGATGAGGAGGCCCTGCTGATCCTGCTGGGGGTGGAGCCATGATAATCCGGGAGAAGGTATATCTGCTCCGTGCCATGATCGAAAAAGCATCCGCGTCCCTCCCGGATGAGGATGCGCTGGAAGCTGTCGAGCTGTTCCCGGCGTGGCAGACAGGCACATCCTACGCCGTGGGCGTGCGCATCCGGTACGGCGGGAAGCTCTACCGCTGCGAGCAGGCCCACACCTCGCAGGCCGACTGGACGCCCGACAAGACCCCGGCCCTCTGGACGGAAGTTGCTAAACCCGGAGAAATCCCCGTGTGGAAGCAGCCCACGGGAGCGCAGGACGCTTATATGACCGGGGATAAGGTGTGGTATCCCGAAAGGGATACGACCGTGTGGGAATCCACGATGGACTATAACGTATACCAGCCCGGCGTGTACGGGTGGGAGGAGATCAAATGAGCCGAAAAGACAAAAAGTCCCCGGTGACCGGGTACGACTACTCCACCCGGGAGGCCCGGGAGGTCACGGTGAACGACCTGTTCCACCGGGCCAAGAGCGCCCGGACCGCCGTGGAGATCGAGTGGATGCGCTGCAACGACTACTACAACGGCATCCACGACGTGACAAAGGAGACCATGGCCTTCTGCCGGGACAACGACCTGCCCTGGGTGCCCGCCAACATGCCGGACCCCTGGATCATGGTGGAGAGCCAGATCGACCCCGCCGTGCCGGAGCCGGAGTTCCGCGGCCGGGACGACGACCTGGACAGCGCCAGGGCCCGCCGGCGGGAGTTCGCCGTGCGCTACATCATCGAGAACAACCGGCTCTCCGACATGAACACCCGCAACGAGCGGCGGCTCCTGAAGCTGGGCGACGCCTTCTGGAAGGCCTACTGGGACGGGGAGATGCGCTGCGGCCCCAGCGAGGGGGACATCCGCATCCGGGACGTGCCCGTGGAGGGGATCTTCCCGGACCCCTCCGTCCGGGACGGCTCCATCCAGGACGGGCAGTATCTGGACTACGTGTACAGCGTGCACAAGGTCCGCTTCTGCCAGCTGTTCCGGCGGGAGCTGGAGAAGCTGGGGATCAGCCAGGAGGATATCCTGTCGGCGGACTATGTGGCCCGGCTGGGCCTCTTTGACCTGACCACGGCGGTGGACGACCGTGACGACACGGTGCAGGTGCTGGAGCACTGGTTCCGCCAGCCGGCGGAGACCAAAGGAGAGAACGGCCGGGTCATCCCCGCCGGGGCGGTGGCCTGCTCCATCCAGGCGGGCGGCCGGGAGCTGCGCTACATCCCCAACTACTGGGAGCGCACCTGCCGGCAGAACCAGCTGTTCCCCTTCGTCCACTACTGGCGCATCCAGGACGAGAATCAGATCTGGAACAAGAGCGAGCTCTTCCCGATCCTGGACCTGGTGGACGCGGCGGACCGGAAGCTCTCCATGGCGATATTGAACGACGCCTTCATGGCCAGCGATATCCTGCTGGTGGAGGAGGGGGCCCTGGCCGACGGGACGGAGATCACCAACGAGCCCGGGGCCGTGGTGAAGCTGAAGGCCAACGCCATGGGCCGGGTCCAGCGGCTGGGCGGGCTGCAGAGCCTGAGCAATGCCAGCGTGGGGATCGAGTGGTTCAAGAGCCAGATCGAGCGGACCAACCGGAACTACGACACCTCCATCGGCAAGGAGTCCGTCCGGGTCACCACCGCCTCTGGCCTTGCCATGCTGCGCTCCGACGCCCAGAGCCAGGCGGACATCAAGCGGGCCGACCGGAACGCGGGCTTTGAGCGGCTCTACGAGCTGCTGGACTGGCTGGCCCTGGAGTTCTTCGACGACGACAGGATGCTCTTCATCGGCGCAGACGAGAGGATCGACCGGCCGGCGCAGAGGATGCTCTTCAACGCGGATGCCTTTGCCCAGACCATGCCGGAGATCCGGGACCTGAACGGCCAGGTGGTGAGGGAGAGCTGGACCTACTGGCCCCGGGTGGACGTGACCGTCACCGCCGGGGACAGCCTTGTACGGGGGAAGCAGGCCACCCTGCAGGCCCTGCAGGCGCTGACCCAGGCGCAGATCACGGCGGAGAACTGGAAGCTGTTCGCCGCGCAGCTGGACGTGCTGGACATCCCCGGCAAGCAGGACATCATCGCCGACTGGGAAGCGCGGTTTTCCCGGCCGGCGGCAGAGGAGGGATCGGTTTGAAATGTCCGAAATGCGGCATTGAGATGACGCGCAGAACAGCCGGTGAATGGGTGTGCCGGAATCCCCGGTGCCCGGCCGGAAAGGGAGGAAAACAAAAATGAGCGGAAAGCTATACAACACGGGCCCGGCCCGGAAGCAGAGGGAGGCCGGGATGCTGACCTCCTTCGGCGGAGGGGACCAGAGAGTGCAGACGGGCGGCGGAGGCGGGATCCTGGCCGGGGCCGGCGGGCAGGGACAGCGCGTCACCGCCTATGTGGACGGCTCCGGGACCAGGCGGCAGGGCACCAGCTACTGGGACGCCATGGGCAGCGACCTGGACGCCGCCTACCAGGCCGAGCGGGACTACAACGCCCGGACCCTGGCCGCGGCGGAGCAGCAGGCCAGGGACGCCGCGGCGGCTCAGATCGAGGCGCTGACCCGGGGATATCAGGGGACCAACCGGCAGCTCTACCGGGATTACATGCAGCGGCAGCGGACTCTGCCGGAGCAGCTGGCCGCCGGGGGCTACACCGGCGGGCTCACCGAGAGCAGCCGTCTGCGGCTGGGGAACGCCTACGAGGAGGCGCTCAACGCCAACGAGCAGGCCCGGCTGGGCCAGGAAGCAGACTACGGCCGGGACCTGGCCCGGCAGCTCTATGACGCCCGGGCCGCGGCGGCCGCCGCCGACAGCCGGGCCCTGCAGAGCTATTACGACCGGCGCAGAGAGCTCAGCGCCCAGCGGCAGCAGCAGGAGCGCGCGGCCCTGGAGCAGCGGGCGGCGACCCTGGCGGCCCGGGGAGATTTCCGCCTGTACCGGCAGCTGGGCTACACCGCCGGGGAGATCGCCTATCTGGAGAGGATGTACCGCAGGCAGCATCCCGAGCTGTTCAAAAAAACCGGCGGCGGACGGCATGGCGGCAGAGGCGGCGGCTCCGCCCCCGGTCCCGCTGAAACCGCCGGGCCGGACCGGATCGGGAGCCGCATCGGCTATGCCGGACTCCGGGGCGGCGGGAATGTGAACATGACCCGCTGACCGGCGAACGGACAGGAGGCCGACAGGCCCGACTATCTGAGCTATATGGAGGACGCCGAGCTGCTGTACAGCGGTCTTGCGGGCTTTTCCGTCGGCCTGCTTGACGGATGCGTCGATATCGCGGAGAACCTGACGCGTTGACAATACCGTGTACGCTCAATCAAAAAGACAGCAGGACATTCCCGTCCTGCTGTCTTCCCTTGTTTTGAATAACACTTGCCGGTTTTTCCCCTTTGGTATAGTATGAAAGTATATCAGCAATCAGAGGGGATCCAAAATGAACTTACTCACTTATAAGCGAAACGTAGACTGCCCGTACTGTGATATGTACGCAGACAGTAAAGTATTGTTAAAGTATCATCCTCCGGTTGGAACGCCGTATCGGACCTGTCCGAAGTGCGGCCGGGTGTACTTTGACAGCGGGTATCAGGAGGACGCCATTGCCTGGTTCACCGATACGGGTGTGGATATGACGCCCGTAAGGTTTATCGGGGCTTTGGTCTTCAGCTGGGCCCAGATTGCATACAGTATTCAATGCATCAGGACCAAAACTATATTCTGGCCGGGCTTCTTATCGCTCTTGATTATAACGCTGACGGCTGATATCGACGTTATCAAGGCAGCCTGGAACTGGATAAGGGCAAAAGAGTATCATCAAAAAAGAGTAGACGAGCTGGAGGGGAGAGGGGACGAGCTTCCGCCCGAGGTGGCCGAATCCATGAAAAGGCTGAGCGACAGGGAGTATCTGGACGCGCTGAGAGCCCGCGGGGTGTATGTGCCGGAGTATTTCTATCAGCGGCTGCGCGGGGACGCGGCGGGGACCTTCGTCGAGCCGGAGGGTATCAAAGAGGCCAAAAAGATACGGGAGTATGTGTGATCCCGGAGGAAAGCGGACCGCGTCGATATCGCGGGGAACCGCACCCGGTGAAGCATCATTTTTCAAACCCGGAAGGCGGCAGAGCCTGTGCCCTGCCGTCTTTTTGTATGCCGAAAACCGCAGGCGATAAAGCCGTCATGGGGGAGCCGGCAAAAAAAGCTCTTTTCAGACGCTTCCATATATGCTATACTAACTCAGTTGGATTTTGATTTCGGAGATGTAGATTTATGGAACTGCGCAATATAGCCAT